TGGATTTAGAGCTCAGACTTTCTCAAAACGGAGTAAGAACGAATGCTCTGTTAAAAGCTGCAGGAATGACAAATTTATTGTCGTGGACGAAGTGTACATGCTGCACCCATTCATCATATACAACATAGCTGACAAATTATGTCAACATCAACAGTTAATCTTATTAGGGGATGACATGCAATTACAACACGAGCAAGTGTCAGAAGGCAAAGTACCATCATTATCTAAATATCTCGACGTGGAACCATTAGTTTTAGACAAAAGCTACACGGTGAACCCAGAAGTCTGCAGGTATTTAACATATTATGGTCTCAGCACTCTAGCAAACGAATCAGCAATAGAGATTAAAATCGGAAGTCCGCCAACAAATGAAAAATGTATGGTCTTTACATCGGAAGACGCAAAAATAAGCAACATGTTCACTACTGTTGCGAAAATGCAAGGTCAGAGAACACGGGACGTAGCAATTTATGTAAGTAGTGCGTCACACGCGATGTTGTCTAACCCTAATGTGGGACCAAGAATGCTACTTGTTGCATACACCAGACCAGTGGGTGCGTTTAAGATATACTTTGACACCACGGCGCTGAGAAATCTCTACAGTCCAATAATATCTGTAGGTGGTGTTAATCCTAACAACGTATCGAAGGCATGCAAAGTGGATAGCATCAACATTGTACCAACAGCAACGGTTTATAGAACGGCTAGATCAACTGCGGATGTAGATAACAACCTCTACGTCGAAGGACGAAACGTCAGGAACGCATCAAAATTTATCTTAGAAGTGAAAGAAGACGAACATGAAGCAAATGAGCACGATGAGCAGTTAAGCGGTAGCCAGACTAGAACTTTGAACGTGCAAATACCACAAGAAATTAACGACGCTCTGGATGGATTTACCTTTAATATTGCTAGCGTGGAAGTGCCACCAATATTCCACGTGGAGAACGTTGAGGAAGCTGAAAAGACATTTTACCCTTTTCGGAAAAGTTCGATAGTCAAGGGCTCCAAGACTACTTCGAACACCATCTAGGGAGCGCAGACCCTTTTTGCTTAGACATATCTGTCATCCAACATAGCGAATTGGATGCGATATCTAGGACAATCAAGTACAGTCCACTCGAACCTAAAGATACTCTGATTAGTGATGAACCCATGCGTTTCTTAGGTTTTAATTCCATACCTAGAGGGAGGAACGTACTTTCTTCAAACACAAATCAGATTCTACACATGCTCATTAGGAGGAATCTACTCAAACCTAAACCACCACATATTAAACTACAGCAAGAGCTGGCCAACAAGATGTTCAACATTTTTACCAGGACATGCCGTAATAAATATAAACCATCCGAATCCGACATAATGGTCAACTTTGTTAAGCAACTTGAATCTTGTAGCACTAAAGCAGGTTACTCTACGGCAGAGATGGATCTAAACCACCCAGAGAATAGGAGGATTAAATCATTTGTTAAAAATCAAATCAAGGTAGATCAATCATACCAAGCTATGTTTAAGAATTACAAAGATACAAAGATGATTAAAGCAGGCCAAGGTATCAACGCACAACCAAAAGCGGTAAACCTGATGTGTGGCGCAATTGTAAGAACTCTTGAGCAATACGTCATACTCAATCTGCCAAAGAACATCATACCATGCTTTGGCAAATCACCATCAATGCTTAGATACGAAATACAACAGCAAACGGTGGCTGAACATTCAACGGTATATTCAATGGACATCTCTGAAAATGATAAAATTCACGATCACTGGTCTTCAGCATTTATGACCAAACTGTATGATTATTTCGGATTAAACAAAATAGTAAATGAAATTCTAGATTCTCTTAATGATAGATGGCAGTTTAACAGCGAG